TGAAGTTCCTGAAGTCGATATTCAAGAGTGCTGAGTAGTTCTATATGATCTTATATGAGTTTATTCCTAAGCGAAAGAAAAGTAAACCCACTGCTGCAAAGCGGTTGTTACAGAAATCTTGGACAGAGTTACTGGAGAAATATAATGTCAAACAAAATAGTAAAGTCAGTCTGCAGTCTAATAGCATTGAGCATAGCCTTCCTATCAGGGATTTTGGCGGAAATGTTCGAAGTCTAGGTGACGGCATAGGTACGGCAACAAAGAAGGCAACCAACGTCTATACTGGCACTGCTATGATTGGAATAGCAACCATGCACAAATCTAATAGTGTGCCAGTATTTTCTGTTAAGGAAGCAATTGAAATATCTAAAATGAGAAGAGGGTAACAACGTGAGTAATTTACAATATGCATCAGATGTATCACACGATAAACCAAAGTTACAAGAGTTGCTGGATGAGGTGATTATTCAGAAAATGAAGATGGATAAGTTCTTCAGTATGTTTCTTGAGAAGTTTGAGAATGATATGGATTCAAATGTTCTGGGTACGCCTATATGGAATCTATACAACGCCAAAATGTCTCAGTATAAAGAACTGCGATCCCTGGAAACGGCAACCAAATACTATCTTGCGAGACCACTATGATATTTGAAAACGCAACCGAGTTCTCTCTGTATATTGAGGAACTATCTTCAAACAAGCGAATGACCCACATAGATGCCGTACTGTATTACTGCAAGGAAAACTTCGTGGAACCGGAAGAGATTGCTCCACTGATCAGTCCATCACTGAAGGATAAGATCGCAATGAATATGCGGGCAGATCGCCAAGGCACCACCTATACCCCTATGCTGGATGCGTAGTGATCACTGGGTTTCGCTGTTACAAGTACTACATTTCGATCAAACTTCACTTTACAAAAGAAACTTACAATGTGTTTGAAACACGTGGTAATGTAAAGGGGTCTGAGCAAGCATTCATTGCAAGGAATGATCGATATCTGTTTGAAAAGATAGCACGGAAGCACCAGACTGATCAGCAAGTGATACGATATTTTGTGGCAAACTTTAGTTACGGCAATGACTCTGTTGTGTATAACGAGAACGATGCCGAGGATAATTTGCTGGAGTGGAATCGCAGGAGAGAAAGTCTCACTAGGGTATTTGAGAACGACCTACATGAAGTGGTATTACAGAAGGAAAGGAATAACCTGGATAGGAAACAGATATTTGAGTTCAACCTGGATAGTTATCCTCTACTTCTCAAGATGTACATAGGAAAGAAAGTGACTATAGAAACTATGTTCCTGTTAAATAAACTTGATGGATATCTGAATTTGTGGCATAATAGTTCTATGTTACTCTGGGAAGAGGAGCGAAGAAGGATTGAGAAGTGTGAAGGGTTTGTGCGGTTTGATGCCCCGAAACTATCTCAAATTTACAATAACTTTTTAGGAGAGTTGGACTAAAATTATCATGGGGAAGACACGAAGATACTACATAGATAAGTTTGATGAGAAACAAGAAGGTCGGTTCACTGGCAACAAGAAGGTGAAGGGAATGAAGATACTAAATACAATTGATGAAGATGAATCATCAGATCCCTTTGCAGATGAGATGTCAGTGACCGATCAAATTTTCATCACACATACTAAACATACTAATTAATACGATACTTTATAAGGAAATAATATGGATCTCAATACGTTACGAAAAATGCGCAACACCGACTTCGGTAAGATTGCACAAGAGTTTGCAAACATATCCACTCCATCGTCTGCCAAGTCATATCAAGATGACCGGATCTGGAAGCTAGAAGCAGACAAGGCAGGCAATGCTTCTGCCACCATTCGCTTTCTCCCGAAAGCAGAAGGCGATGAACTACCATGGGTCAAGGTATTCTCACATGCCTTCCAAGGACCAACTGGTAAGTGGTACATCGAAAATTCATTGTCAACAATTGGACAGGATGATCCGCTTGGGCAATTAAATAGCTCTCTTTGGAACTCTGGTTCCGATGCCAACAAAGAAATCGCTCGCAAACAAAAGCGTAAGTTGAATTTCTATGCTAACATTCTAGTGATCTCTGATCCTAAGCATCCTGAGAATGAAGGTCAAGTCCGTCTATTCAAGTTCGGTAAGAAGATCTTTGATAAGATTATGGATAAGGCACAACCAACTTTCGAGGATGAGAAACCAGTCAATGTGTTTGACTATTGGGAAGGTGCAGACTTCAAGTTACGTCAGCGTAAGGTTGAAGGATATCCTAACTACGATCAGTCAGTGTTTCTGGAACCAACAGCAGTTGCCGAGGACGACGAGACAATTCTGAAGATTGCAAATGCCCAGCATAAGTTGGCAGAGTTTACAGATCCAAAGAACTTCAAGTCATATGATGAACTGAAGAAGAAGTTGGAGATGGTTCTATCCACTGGTGGAGTTACTTCAAAGACTGCTTCGGATATGATGGAAGAGGAAGTATCGAGTTACTCACCTCCAGTTGCAAAGAGCAAGGCAGCACCTGAACCAAAGGTTAGCCGTGCCTCAGCAATTGAGGAAGATGATGATTCGCTTGCTTACTTCCAGAGCATAGCTGATGCGGACTAACAGGGACTGATCCAAGAAAACCACCTTCGGGTGGTTTTTTTATGCTGGCGAATATCTACTATCGATGTGCCGGTTGAATGTGCTCTCTGGGTTGCGAGTAGTATGCCTATAAACCGTTGCTTCGTTCTTGGTATTACTAACATTAGTGGTTGGAGCAACAACTACATTTGATGATCCACCACTTTGAGCAGCACCGGCATTTGCAGCAGATTTACCAGACACTTCTGCTGCACTGGTTGGTTTTACTGCTGTTGGAGGAGTTGATGCTGGTGCAGGTGTTGCTCCACCGTCTGCAAATGGATAGTATGGACCCAGAGACACCTCTGTGCCAACTACTGGTATCTTGAATTTAAATTCTGGGATACCAATACTCTTCAATAATCCAGTGAAACTTTCAATTGCAGATTTGAAGAAATCACTGACTGTGGTGAATACTGAAGTAATTGCTCCAATGAATGCCTTGACTGGTTTCTCTATATACTCCGTATAAAACCCAGCAACTGCATTTACAATACCTCTGATGGATTCCTTATCAAATAGTCCAAATGAGATAAACTCCAATATTGCTCCAAGTCCAGAGATTATTGCTTCCTTGATAGATCCGGATTTCTTGAATTCATCAAATCCCGCCATTAGACCCTTCACAATAGAAGTGACGATCAATATTGGCAAAGCAACTTTGGTGAGTAGTTTCATTAGATTTTTTGGATTGAACATTGCCTTGAATCCTTTGATCAAGGAAGACTTCCAGTTCTTTATTAGTCCACCAAATAACCCACCACCTTCATCTTTCTCTTCTTTCTTCTCTGGTTTGACCTTTCCTGCTTTACCTTCGCCTGTATTCTCTGCAATCTGTTTCAGTAATTTTGATTGTTCTTCAGTGGCAGCAATTTGCTCATCTCGTGCTTCTGCGTCTACTGCATCTGCCTTATCATTTGCTGTCTTTGGTTTCCCCTTCGGATTCTCTTTCTCTGGAGTTACTCTGGTATCAATAGAGGATAGTTTCTTCGCTAATTCTTCTCTGAATGTTAGTTCTTTAGTATTGGCAAGTTGTTCTTCACTGAACCCTGCTTGCTTCATCTTACCTATTGCTTCTTCATTCTTCCTGATATCATTCTGAACCTTTTGGATCTTCTTCCAATCATCTGTGAGTCCCTTCATATACTTCTTGTTTTGGACTAAACTAGGATCAGCTGCCTTCTCAACCTTTTTCCTGACATCTGCATATTGCTTCTTTTCTTCTCTATTCTGTAGCATATTGTCAAGCATTCCACCAGTGCCTTTCTTCACTATACCAGTCTTATCCATGAATCCACGCATAGTGAAAAAGTCCTTCACACTGCCCTTCATGCTTTCTATTTTAGTGCCAATAGTTTTTTGTTGGCGTCTTTCTAGGGCAGTTTCTGTGACGGACTTGATTTCATCCTTGGATAATTTTTGGATTACCTTGGTTTGATTCTTGATTTCATCGAACAGTTTCTTGGTATTGCTGGTTATACCATCCCCAGTCTTTTTCACCAATGAGTCTGTGACTTTACTTACATTCTTTTCTATGGACTTTAGGGCATCAGTGGTGTCTTTCTGCACTTCAACAGACTTTGCTGCCTCTGCGGGAGTTGGTTCTGCGTGCTTGGGAATGCCTCTGGCAGACAGTCCCTTGAGTTGTTCCATGGAGATATGCTCAGTTCCATGAACAATCTTCTCCGCTGATTTCAACTTCTCTTGGGCACCGATTAAGTCCTTCAGATTGATCATTGCGTTACCTTTATTGTTTACTTTCTAACCTCTGTCTTTCTTCCTCCAGGTATCTTACTAGGAGGGACACATACACATCTCTCTCAAACGGAATCATTTCCTCAATTTCTGAAAGTGAGTATTTATGATATGTCATGAGTGCAAAATTCATTTGATAGAAATTCTGCAAATCTTCATGACAGAGGTTAATTAAAAAAAAGACTGCATGCCTTCCAGAACTTTATGATGTGCTTTATTGCACACTGGACAAGTATAGTCCACTTCTTGCTTTAGTTTAGGCATTGTTTCAAAGAACTCCTGAACCTTGGCAAACTGTTCTGTGGTGAGGTTCTCAATAAATGTCACCAGTTCTTCCTTGGTTTGTTCCTTGGCATGGAATACTTCTGCTCCAGTATAAATTGATTCTATTGACTCAACCACTATTGATACAACTTGGTCAAAGTCTGACTCATCAACACTGTCAATCAACTTCATAATATCCATGGTTGGATACTTCATTATGAGACCAACATCATTGAATAGAGCAATTTTGTTTGTGTGACCAGGCACTTTTGTGACCTCTAGTTTAGTGAGATCAATCATTACCTTTGACTTTGCCTTTGGATCATCTGGGCAATCATCGCAACTGAAAATCAGTTCAACATTCTCGCCAACAGACTTTGCTCTGATCTGACAGAACAGATACTCAAGATCAAAGGTTGCGAGGTTATCAACATTCAGATCATCAATAACACATGCTTTCACTACTGCCTTCAAAGTATCAACCATGACCTTGATGTCTTCACTTTGCTGTGCGATCAATAGTGCCTTCTCTTCCTTCACAAAGAACTGACGGTACTTTAAACTCTTTCCTGTAGATGGTAAAATCAGATTGTATACCGTTGCTGTATTTACGGGTAATGCCATTATATATTACTCCTTGTTCATGTTGTTCAAGAATTTATTCAATTCACTTGTCGATCCAACGAAAATAGCATTGTTCTGCGTTATCTGTTTATTGCTCACTTCTTCTGCCTTGCTTGGTGTGTCGATCTTCCGTTTCTTATCGTGTAGATCAAGCAACTGAGTATTGACCTCTGCCAACTGTTTCATAAGATTTCCAACTACCTCAAATGCCCGTGGATGCTCAGTGGACTTGGCAATTTCCAGGGCATGGTACAATGCATCCTGTCCCTGTTGCAATAATGAGTGTAAATTGTTTCTAGTTCTGTCATAATCAGACTCAATCTTGTTGGATCCTTGTGGCACAACATGGTTGTCCACTGTTATTATATCACCTGTCTTTACTTCAGTAACTGCCTCAATGTCAAACACTTCGGATAATCGGTCATCGATTTTCATTGGATCCTTCAACTTCATTATTATAGGTACTATTTATACCATATGATCCTTGGTAATTATTCTCCATGGCAGTTATCTTTTCCCTGCCCCTGGACCATGCAGTAACTCCAAGTATGGCACCGTATGCCATATGAAATAAACCGGCACCCTGTAGGGTCAATGGCACCCACTGAGTGATTGCTATACCCTGATGTGCTTGGAGTATGCTCCAGAATATTGGGAACAGGGCAAAGTCCAGAACGCAGATAACCATATAGACCCATGCTGCTGCTGGACGCCATCTATGGTTGAACCAGTCGTTGAACTGTTTATCCTTGGCAACTGCCATACTAATTATCGTTGTAACTACTATTTCGTGGAGTGGGGCTTGGATGGACTGGTGGAGTACCTGTTCTGTTACCCAATCCCTCTGGATGTTGCGATAGATTCCGATTTACACTTTCCTGGAATCCAAACCATGAATTGAAGAAATTGGTTACTGGACTTAGTAAGGCACTCAATCCATACTGGAAAAATCCTGCCACGGTTGCTAGACCAAACCCACCATTTGAATTGATATTCTTGGTTATCATTGCCATATCGTTCTTTTCTGATCTCCAATACTTGTACTGGAATGTTATGGTGACCTTCATTATCTGGGTGTTGGCATAGTCCAGTTGAATTGCTCCAATTGACTTTGGATATACTTCATATAGGTTCACCACATATCTCTCATTGTCTTTGGTATCATGCACGAATATCCGCATCTCAGAGATATAGTCATCATAGTACCGAAATGCTCTGGTCTCTGCATATTGAATGCCAAGTATCCAGTTATCAAACATCTTTTTCGTGTACATATCAGCATCAACATAGAATGTGGCAGTGATAGGTTCATAGTTGAATTCGTTTGGTATTTCTCGGACTTCACCAAATGTTCTGGTTGGGTTAGTGTTTACATTCAATCCAGGCAAACTGACTGAATCGCAGAACAATAATACCTTCTGGAGATTAGCATTACTGCGTCCCATGTTCTCTGTGGCATATGCAGGTGGACTCAGTAATATGGCAAACCTAGAGGTTCGTGCCATACCAGGTGCTACTTGGGACACTATATCTGCTGTTTTCATATTATCGGTTTGCCTTTTTAGTTTCTGCCCATACTGATGAGGAAGATGCTCCCACGAATCGTTCAACCGGTAACATCAAGGCAGTAGTCCAGTCTTCTGAATTTATCTTAACAAACGGTGATCTCACCTGAGTCATTAGGTAATGCTTGACGCACGGTTTTGCCAGATTAAACTTTGATGCACTACTGATCAAGTCCCAGGAGTACTTCAATCTAGTGGTCTCATCGAACTTAGCATTATTCTTGAACTGTAGTAATCTGTCCATTAGGATTGCTCTGAGTCTATATGGTAGGTAATGCAGATTAAGACCATAGAATCCACCCTTCACTGCCTTGAATGGAAATACTAGGGGAAACTTATCCCAATGTGGCAGTGTTTCCTTGAGTTTGGCGTCATACATGAATAGGTACATATTGCCAGGAATGATAGTTGTCTTGGCAGCACTTGGATCATTTCTCAGTATCTTATTTGGTGTGATGCCCTTTTTAGATAATAGTAATGCCTGCTGCTCGAACCATGCAGTCGATTTTTTAGAGATGTTTCGGTCGAACCGATACTTTTCAAAAATATCTTGGATTGGGGTATTGTTTGCCATATGTTTATTTATCTCTATAATCCCAGATGATGCTCTGTTAATATGATAAATTTCCAGTTTCTGTCCTTACAGTACCTTTCTGCTGCCTCAAATTTTGCACGATTTTTGAGATATGTACCTGCCTCGATAAGGAACCTCTTATTATTTTTTGCTCTTGGTTTTGGTGGTACTGTTTGACTGGCGGGTTTGATTTCTACCAAATAAGTCTGGACAATGCCATCTTTGCCTTTGATCTGAATTTTGAAATCGACGAAGTACCTATGCGCTCTATTATCGGTTGGGCACACATACGGAATGATGGTTTCCTCGGAGGACCACTTTACCACGCTAGAATTAGCATCAACCCAGTTCATGAATTTGAGCTCATAGCTACTGCGAAAAATTACATTAGTTGGATTACCTGCATATTTATCTGGGTTTTTAATTTTATACACACCCTGTAAATATTTAGCCATTTTTCGATCCAGACATACAATAACCATATAAATATACTGTATACTATTTATAGAGATCCTAACATGGCATCTAATCCAATTGCACCAAATTCGGCCCAAGATATAACAGATTCAGCATATAAACCTAGAACTGGCACTTTGGGTGGTGCATCAAAGTACAACACTGCCAAATACAAAGTGGGTGTCCACCAATTTCCATCTGATCTGTTTAGTAATAAGGGGCAATATGGCGGGAACTGGGTCACATTCTATATCAATGTATCATCTGGTTCTAAGTTACTCAAAGATGGATCAGTTACTGTTACAACCAATGATACGCCATCTATGCGTAATAATGTAAACGCATCTGGAACCACTGTAATAACAAAAAATCAAATGATTGGTGCAGTTGCTGCCAGTGGAGTTGTGGTGGGCGCACTTACTGGTGATGTAGGTAATGCGGTGAAGGGTGGAGTTATTGGTGCAGTTGCTGGAGCAGCAGTGGCAATATCTGGTATGAATCAGATGCGTAGAATTACCGATACCATAGCATTGACTGTGCCAAATAACTTCTCAGCAAGATACAATGTGTCATATAGTGATGAGGGCACAGCACAACAGGCAAATTTAGTTGGAGTTGGAGCAGAAGTTGTATCTGCTTTGAAATCAAAGTCTATATCAGGACTAACCAAGGCAGCAACAGCGGCAGTGGATGCCATAGCAACTCCACTTGCACTTTCAACAGGCGCAGCTGGTGGGGATTTTATGTCCAAGGCAGCAGGACTTGCTGCCAATCCTAAAAAGGAACAGATTTTCAAGGGTGTTGAATTTAGAACATTCAGTTTTGAATATACCTTTGCTCCACGAAATGAAAAGGAATCGAAGGAAATAGCAGACATCATCAGACTATTCAAACTTCATATGCATCCAGAGTTCAAGGATAGTCATGGATTCCTATTTATATATCCATCGGAGTTTGATATATACTACTATCATGGCGAAAACGAGAACATGAATCTGCCCAGGCATACCTCATGCGTGCTGACTGACTGTAATGTGAACTACACTCCAAACAATCAGTTCTCCACCTTTGCCTCCACCAACGGTGCACCTGGTGGTGCTGCAACTCAGATTCAATTGAGTCTGACCTTCAAGGAACTTGCCATTCTTACCAAAGATCAAATACTGGACGGATTCTAATGTACTTCTCAAAAATACCCAATGTATATGCACCATTCACTATTGGTGGTGTGGAACAATATATCCAGATCAAGGATATCACAGTCAATGTTAGGTTTGTGGCAGAGTTCCTATCCAATATTACAGTGTATGATCTGTATGATATTCGTGATGGTGAAACTCCTGAGATCTTAGCAGAGAATTTCTATGGCACACCGACCTATCATTGGGCAATTATGCTGGCAAATGATCGGTATGACTATATCAATGACTTTCCCATAGCATCCAGTGTATTTGAAGAGTATATTAGAAGTAAGTATGGTGAGTCTCATTTGAATGATGTTCACCACTATGAGACTGCTGCTGGACTTACTGTAGATTCAGATTGGGTGGGTAGACTTGAAGTTTCAAACTATACATACGAAGACAGACTGAACGAAAGTAAACGTACCATCAAGGTTATCTCTCAGAGTATCATTGAGCAGGTTGCCCAAGAATATGTGAAAGCATTATCCGCATGAAATCCGAAGTTCTAGCATCGGCTGGTGATGTACTGCTTGAGGAAGCAACTCTGATCTCAATGGTATCGGGCAGAAGTATGGATGTCACCAACCAGATCATCGGTGTCCATATATTTGAAGATCTATTTTCGCCATTCATCAGTGGTAATCTGATTCTCAAGGAATCCATTGATATTCTGAATAACCTACCATTGATGGGTCAGGAATATCTACAGTTGAAAATACGCACTCCAACAATGGAGGACAAGGACGCCATTCAAGGGTTGTTCTATGTATACAATATAACTGATAGAGCATTCGTGGCAGAACGCAATGTTGTGTATAAACTTAACTTTATATCATACTTTGCTCTCACTGATTCTAACACTAAACTCAGTAAACCATTCGAGGGCAAGGTATCTGATATTGCCAAGACTATATTGACCAACTGGGTCGGTGAAGCAAGTATTGGTCAGA